TTTGCTTTTCAATTTTCCATCCCTTATATTGACCATCCTCATCAAGATTCCATAACAAGATAATGTTTGATGCATCCTGCTCAACGTCTCCGGATTCTCTCAATTCTGCCATGGTTGGCTCTTTTGTTTCTCTCATCTCTGATATTCGATTAAGCTGAGACAGTACGATAATTGGCACATGCAGTTCCATAGCCAAGGCTTTGATAGCTTTTGAAATATCTCCGACCTCGGATGCACGGTTACCGAATCTTCGATCAGCCTTGATTAACTGCAAGTAGTCAATCACGATCACATCATATCTTTGGTGCCTGCATTCTGCCCGGATTTCACTTACCGACTTCGCGCCGGTTGAAATAGTGATGCTATACCCGGAAAGTGTTTCATTCGCCTTGTCGAATGCTTCTTTCTCCCCACCAAGAAAAGCCTTTGCCCGGCGAACCCTTGTTAGACCGATTTCAGACATTCGAGAAACGAAACGCTCATACACCTGTGATTCGTTCATTTCAAGGTTATAGTAGCCAATGTTGTAATCCTTTTCTGCCATCTGCCCGATCATTTGCGTAACGATTGCAGATTTTCCAACTCCCGGTCTTGCGCCAATTACAGTAACGTCTCCGCCTTCCAAGCCGCCAAGGCAATCATCTGTTCGATAAAATCCAGTTTTTATCAATCCCTCGCCTACATGCTCATTGAAATAATTCCCTTTATTTTCTGCAACAATCTGCTTCATAGTTTTTGAGTGAACGGTTTTGTTTTCTTGGATTTCTTCGAGTTTCGTGAGAACTTCAGCTATAGAATTGTCAATATCACACGGTCTAAGGCTCACTCTCTGGAAAAGGCTTTTCGTTTCCCTTGCCCGCCAATCCTTAATGACTGCATCCGCATAACTTTTTATTGCCGTTGAGACTGGGGTAACAGATATGCATTCTTTCAATTCGCTTGCAATTATTTCCGGCTCCCATTTGTGGTTTTCAAGTGTCTGAGACAGTGAAACGACATTAATATTTTCTCCGCGATCATACATGGCAAGCATTTCAGCAAAAGCATCTTGGCAAAATTCCGTACTAAACATTTCCGGCTTTAATTTGTTATAAACCTTGTACATGGAATCATTGTCAATCAATACACATCCGATCACTCCAATTTCTGCTTCCGTCAACTGCTCTCACCTCGCTTTCGTTTCTCAACTTGACGAATCCAGTAATCGCAATCCTCTTTCAGCCAATCACCATATTTCGGAATATAACGATAATTTGTATCATCTGGATTCTTCTCTATATAGTCAGTAACATATGCCACTGTAGCCTCATATATCAGCTTTGCAACGGCTTTTCTGTTCGGTTCGATAACTTCTAAAAGCTTGTCCATCCATGCTACCTTGGCAGACGTTAACGACGTTTTCTTTGGATATGCATTGATCGTGTATTCCCATCCCCATTCCGCGTCAAAGTCCAAATCAGATGCAGGCACGCTTTCTTTTGTATTTTCTTTCTCTATCTCTATATCTGTATCTATATCTTTCTCTATATCTTTCTCTACATTGCAATTTTGTTGCAAAATGTTGCACTCCGTTGCTCCACTGTTGCATTGCAACGCTTTTTGTGCATTTTCCCTAGATTTACGACTTCTACGAGTGCTTGCCGTCTCGCTTCCTAAGTTATCTTGCACAAAAGGCAACTTGTACTCAATGGAATCTGATGTTTCAAGCAATCCGCAGGAAAGAAGATACTGAATCGTTACTTGAACATTGATTTCGTCCTCGTCAATATCAAGGGCGATCTCTTTGTAAAATTCATCTTCCAATCCGGAATATTCCAGATAGCCACCTTTTTTCAACGACAACAACTGCATCTTAAGGTATATGATCGTGTATGTATCGCCGCCTGCCATCTTTCGGAGTTTTTTGATTCGTTTGCTATCAAAGAAATCATCCATCAGTTTAAGCCAGTAATACCGCTTATTCTCCGCCATTTTCACTACCTCCAAGCAATTCAATAACCTTTGCCCCAGCATCTTCCGGGCGACAAAATACGAACTCAACGCCATACTTAAGTTGCATTGTCAGCATAGCTTTTGCCAATACCTTGCCAGATGTCGGCTTTGTTTTCGGTAGCGATACATTCAGCAATTTTCCAAGTGTGTGCATATATGCAATATTGTTATACCGGTCCACTCGTGGATTATGCCATGTAAATACATCATTGACGGAATACACCTTGTCTGTATTTTCAATAAGCACATATAGCTTAATTCCGTTGTTCTGCGCCAAAATACACTCGTCACGGAATCTCGGATGTGCTTTTCCGCAGATATTCCCTGCAATTTCCTGCATGTCCTTTTTCGTGTCAACGGAAACATCATATGTGCCAAGAAAATCCATCTTTTTAAGTTCCATTTTTCTAGCTGATTTTCTATGGATAACATCCGCTACCTTGTCTGTGGCAATTATGTAATCTCCAACCGGCAATGGTGCACGCAAGACTTCCATATCGTGGCTTTTGAAATATCTATTCTTAAGGATATGCAAGCCCTCTTTCTGTCCTTTATCCTCAATTATTAACACGTATTCTCCTTTCTGGCGGTCACTTTCAGCAACCGCCAAAGGTATCTCATGGCTTTCAATTTAGTTTTTTGTGATATATTAAAATTCCTTGCCAAAACATCAGATACCGCATAAATTGGTTTCTTTTA